TACTTAAAGCAGGATTTTACACCAGAACTTACAACCTACGATCTACAACTTTTCAATCTCAATTACAATAGCATGATTTATTGGTACGGCACTGCAATGGAAATTGATTCTTTGTATCAGATGGAACAGATGAAGGTGAACTATTACGCAAAGATTACAGGCATACAGGCAAACAGTTATGAAACACTTGCAGAAATATATGCCAACAAGCAAGCTATTGATAAGGCTGTTGCCAGTGAGAAAGACACTGAAATTAAACAGCTAAGAAAGCGGAACACGCGGTTAATAATTACGAACACTGCACTGAGTTTAGGTATCACAGCGGTGGCAATTTCTACTATATATTTTGCAATACTTTAAAGAACTATGGAATTTGAAATGAGAGATGTGGCAACACTGGTGGGAGGAACTGTTTCATTAGCCAGTTTGTACTTTGCTTTGAAACGAAGTGACGACAAACTAAGTGAAAAAATTAGCAACTTAGAATCCTATCACAAAAGAGAAATGACCTCAATAACCGATAGCATGCGTGCGCAAAAATCAGAACTAATGACCAAGACAGATAAGTTAGAAAGTAAGATTGATGCAATCCAAACGCAGAATGCAATCATTAGCGCAAACATTGCAGAGCTTACTGGCTACTTAAAAGGAAAGCAGTAGTGATTAGCAAGCACACGCATATCTACGAAGAGATATACAACTCTTCAGGTACAACTATGCAGCGCGTGCGTGATGCAATTAAAAAGCACAACCTAAATCTTAGCGAAGGTTCTTTTGAGCGCATGTACTCAGGGTGGCGCAAGAGGCATCATGGTTCTGAAAAGAATGTACTTGATAAGCCAACACCAATAGGTGCAATAGCGAAGCTGCAAACAAGCTACAGCGAGTTTAATAGTATGCTTGATGAGTTAGTGCCGGGTGCAAGTAATCCACTTGATCTACCACCATCACAAGAGAGCAACTACCAACCATACAAGTTGCCAACCAACCACAATGACATACTTTTAATTGGTGATATACACGTGCCGTATCACAATATCCAAGCGTTAACATTGGCGTTGAAGTATGGACTTGAAAGGGAAGTAAACACCATCTTATTGAATGGTGACATCATAGACTTTTATGCTATCAGTCGCTTTGAGAAAGACCCACGCAAAAGGAATTTTGGGCATGAAGTATTAATGACAAGGCAACTGTTGACCACCATACGCAAGCTGTTTCCAAAAGCTGCTATCTATTACAAGTGTGGTAACCATGATGTGCGTTATGATCACTACATCATGCGCAATGCGCCTGACCTTTTGGGCATGGATGAATTTAGTTTTGAATCATTGATGCACTTAGATAAGTTGGACATCACATTTATACCTGATAAGCAAATCATTCATGCAGGTAGGCTAACTATTTTACATGGGCATGAACTGGGTATGTCTGTATTCAGTCCTGTAAACATTGCACGCGGTTTGTTTTTACGTGCCAAAGACAGTGCGCTGTGTGGGCATCATCATCAAGCAAGTGAACACAGTGAGCCAAATATAAACGGCAAGCTAACTACGTGTTGGTCTGTTGCATGTCTGTGCGAGTTGCATCCTGATTACATGCCCATCAACAAGCATCATCATGGCTTTGCGCATGTGCGTGTTATGGACACTGGCGACTTTGAAGTAAACAACTATCGCATCGTGAATGGTAAGATTAGATAAAAAAAAGTGCAACACGTTTGCTGCACTTTTTAATCAATCAATAACACTTTACACATTGCAAATATAGCACGTAAAGGTTAAGCTGCTATGGTAACAGGTTGCCTGTTATTTCACCAAACTGCATGTATAGGTTATCAATCACTTCGCAAGTACCTTCATCGTGGTTGCCGTACTTGACTTCATTGCGCATAATGTTCATGATGTCTTCCAGTGCATCTTTGTACCGGGCAGCATTCAATGTGTAGTCGTATGAATACTGATCATCGGGCAGGTTAAAGGTTAGTGTTGCTTTCATGGTCTCTTGTATATAGTTCTTTTTGTATGCTTAATAATTCCCTGCGCAGTTTGTTATTTTGTGCGTTGCCTGCGCCAATAGTAGCAAGGTTGCTGTGTCGTAACGCACGCAGTTCATCAATGTTCAGCCTCTGCAATTGCTTTCGCGTCATACTTGTTTAATTTTAGTAGTTCGTTTTTTACGTGATAGTAGTAAGCCTTCACGCTGTAGTATTCACCAGTGCCATCAAAGTCATTTACGATGTCATCAGGTGCGTATGTTAGTGCTTCATCCACTGCGTGTATTGCAGCGTTCACAGCTTTAATATGAACCACTGCCAGTTGTCCTGCCTGATCATCACCTTCGACTATATCAAAATAATTTGAGTACAGTTGCCATGCTTTGTCTTTTGCTTTCATTTATAACAAGTTTAGTAAAAAAAGATAAACTGACTTTTGATTAATCAATGTAAGACTATAGTGTGACTTTGATTTTTCATTTGTATGTCTGGTTGTATAAATCCTCTTTGCAATCATATTTTTCTATTGGCAAATCTTGCCACATTTGTGCAAAGTCAATCATCTGCTCACGCTCGATTTCTTTGGCTTGCATTTTTAGTTTGCTAATAGCTATTGCATCCAGTGTGCCTTGTGCTATGTGGTTGCGCAGTTCATCTACCAACCATTCGACTGCTGTTTGCTTTTTCATATTATTTTTATTAAATTAAACATTGCCGAATGTAAATCTCTCCATGTTGAACCATCACCAATTTTTACATAAAACAATTTATCAATATCTCCTACTTTTTCTTCATGAATAATTACTTCACCTTCTGCATAAAGTCTTACAATATCATGGCAATTAAAAAGAACATGTTCATCTTTATAATCTTGCATAAATTCGTCACGACTTGATTCTATATACCAATCATCGTGTATCATTTTTTCACGTAATGATAAATGATTGACTTTCCATGATTCAATAAGTTCATAATCTTTGCTATAATAAGTCATGCGTTTTTTTAAATCTGTTGTTTTACCATATTTCCATTTATAAATTGGTAGCTGTTCACCTGTTTTAATATTAACGGTAATTTCTATTGGATCTGTATATCTCATTAAATATATCCAGCCCTTTCTTTTTTTAGATTGTTTAAAAATCCATTTTTGCATTTCGTAAGAAATCATAGTCCTAAAGTATTAAGGTATTCACGCCACATTGGTACACGCTCTTGCAGATTTGCGATTGCATCCGCATCAAACAAAACTACCTTTTCGTGTATGCGCTTTTCAACCGGTATGTCGTATGTCCATTCAGACAAATCACTTTCAAGTTGTGCATTTGGATTCTCTGCAAGAAAGGTAGGCATGTCGTAAATCATGTTGCGCTCTATCTGTTGTGCCTGCTTCACAAATGCAGGATCTGCTTGCGCATCAATCAAGTTCATCCTACGTGCTAACCTGTATTTTTCATCGTCAATCATTTGCGATGGTGCATTGACTAGCACAAAGCAAAAGGTTGCAGTAGGTGCGCCTGTTAGCCACATGTATGCCTGCCCCTGCCAATAGTAGTCTTTGCTTAAATCGTCTTGCACGCTATTCGCAAATGTGTGTAGTGACCAACTGCTTTTTATATCAGGCACATTGATGCATTGACCTGCTGCATCTTTGATAAGCAAGTCAGGTGTGCCTGAAACAAAATCATTTTTAAAATTGATTTCATTCTTAAACACAATTGCGTTACGATCTCTGCGCCATAAATCGATGGCATCATTTTCAACAGCCAGTCCTTTCTCGATGTACTTGTTGCTGATGTCATTTGTGCGACTATACTTTTCGCGCAGGTAGATGTCAAGTAGTGCGCTCTTGCATGTTTCGCTAAGACCTGTTTTGGTCTTAGCATTTGTCATCAACTTACCAAGTGATGAGGCTCTAAATAAAGTTTGTTCCATTGTGTGTGTGTTATTGATTTTCAAATGTACTATGATAGTGTTGATAGCTGTTGCTTTTTAACATTTACTAACGGTTGAATTTCTGCAAAGAATTCTTCCGGGCATGCCTGCAAAATGATATCGCAATCGTCTAAACTTTTTGCTTTCTCAATTAGTTCATGCAGGTACTGCACATCTTTGTTTGCGTTCAATGTTCCTTTCAACTTGAATGGTTTGTACACATCCACGTTTCTTCTGTTCAAGTCCCTGCCTAACAACTTACCAAATGACACTGCTGCGTTTTTAAGGCACTCTGTTTTGAGTTTAGGAAAGGCAAGGTCTAATGCGTTAGGTTTCTTGTTATCTGCGTTTAATGCCCATCTATTTCGTTCTATTGGATCTGCTGCATATTGGCTTGGTACTTTGTCCACCATGATAACGATTGCACCTGCACCACTTCTGCGCAGTTCGTACCCGGTGATTGGATGAATTACAACTAAGTCAAGTGAGCCTACCACTTCATTTGCCATGCGCTCCCATTTGAAGTTCTCTGTTCGCCAATGCCCAAAGAACATTTCATCCAGTGTAGTTTCTACGTGGCTGATTACAAGAGTGGATGCTTTGCCGTCTGGTGTTTTTTCTACACCTTCTTTGTCGGGTGCTGAGTTGAGCATCTGCTGAAATTTTTGCAGTGCTTCAAGATTGTCTTTGTGAAAATTCATGTGTGTTGTTATTGATTAATTGATTGATTGTAAAGATACGAGTTAGTGATTCATTAGGCAATCATTTAGCTCTTGGCAATAGTTAAGAATTGCTAAAAAAATAATGGCTGCTACTACGTAGCGGAGGATGGTACTGGTTGTTTTCATTTGTTTTTTTTTTGTGCGCGTTGTTGAGCCGCGCCCCTCGGTTTGATTTACTTAGAGCAAACTACTTGTGTTGCCCACATATAAAGAATGTGAACCTTATCTTGATTCCAATCCTGTGATGTAATTCCGTTTCGCTTTGCAATCTCTGCAC